TTGGTGCTATGGTATCATCAAATACTGAAAGTAATATAACAGTTACATATGATGATGCAGATAATACATTAGATTTTTCAGTATCTTCAAGTTTAGATACTACAGGTAATGCAGCAACAGCTACAGCTCTAGAAACAGCTAGAACAATTCATGGTGTATCATTTGATGGTACAGCCAATATTGATTTATCAGAAGTTATATCTGACACAGTTGGAGCTATGGTTAGTTCTAATACTGAAACAGGAATTACAGTTACATATCAAGATGCTGATAATACAATAGATTTTGCTATTGGCTCTCAAGCTATTGTTAATTCAATGCTTGCAGATGATGCAGTAGGTGCAGATGAACTTGCAGCAAATGCTGTAGTAACTGCTTCTATTGTTGATGATAGTATTACTCAAGCTAAAATAGCAGATGATGCTGTAGGTGCTGATCAATTAGCATCAGATGCAGTAGTAAATGCTAGTATAGCTTCAGGAGCAGCTATTGCCGATTCTAAATTAGCAACAATATCTACAGCAGGTAAAGTTGCATTAACAGCTTTAGAAATAGATGGTGGTACAGATATAGGTGCAGATTTATCAACATCAGATTTAATAGTAGTAGATGATGGTGCAGGTGGAACAAATAGAAAAGCCGCATTATCAAGAGTAGTAACTTTAATGTCAGCTCAAGGATTTATAACAGATGATCCCACAGCTTTAGCCATTGCACTCGGTTAAATTAAACATTGACTTTTTTAAAAAATAACAGTATAATATAAGTAAATAGGAGGAAATAAATGGCAAATACTTTTAAGGTAGTAACCTTTGCAGCAGAACCCGCTTCAGCTGGTACGCCATATGTAATGTATACAGTAGCTTCAAGTACAACTACAGTTGTGCTAGGTTTGGTATTGTCTAATATTAATACAACTGCGGTTACTGCAGAAGTAGAACTTGTTAGTACAACATCAGCTAGAGGAGGTGCTAATAACGTTGCAAATGGTACAGCATTCTTAATTAAGGATGTAAGTATACCAACGGGCAGTTCACTTGAAATTTTATCAGGCGGTAAGGTAGTTCTTGAAGCTGGAGATAAAATTCAAATTGATTGTTCTGTTGCAGATAAGTTATCAGGCACACTGTCTATAATGGAGATAACGTAAGATGGCCTATATTGGGAATCAACCAGCAGAATCGTTTACTTCGTTTGCTACTCAAGAATTTTCTACGAGTGCTACAACCTCCTATACTCTAAATCATGCAGTAACAAATGAAAATGAAATAGCGTTATTTGTAAATAACGTACGTCAACAACCTGGATCTGGTAAAGCATATACTGCTACGGGTACAGCGTTAACACTATCTGCAGCTACGGCCTCGACAGATACGATGTATTGCGTATTTTTAGGAAGAGCATTACAAACTGTAACACCTGCAACTAATAGTATTACAGCTGCTATGGTTGGTAATGATTTAATATCTGGTAAGGATGCACTAGCTTCTGAACCAGCAGATACAGATGAGTTTCTAGTTTCAGATGCTGGTACATTAAAAAGAATTGATTACTCACTTATTAAAGGTGGTGGAATTACAGTAGCAGATCAGTGGAGATTAACTGCAAATATTAGTTCTGATACTGATCCTATATCTTCTAATCTAGAAAGAAATGATAGCACTGCAGTTGGCTACATTGGATCTGGAATGGCAGTTAGTTCTGGGATTTTTACTTTTCCAACAACTGGAGTTTATTACGTCATATATACTCTTAGAGGTTATCCAAATACTAATGATACTATTGGTGGAAATATTGAAGCTACAACGAATAATTCAAGTTACAGTGTTGTTGCAGAAGCTTCTTTTGGAAATAGTGCAGATCATTCTAATCAAGGAACAACTTCTGCTTTTATAGATGTTACTAACACTTCAAATGTAAAAGTTAAATTTACAACAAACAGCATGGCATCTGGTTCTATTGTTGAAGGACAGACTGGATATAACAGAACACATTTTACATTTATTAGACTAGGAGATACATAAGATGAATAAAGATTATTTACAATTAGCTTTAATGAGTTTTAATTCTGATAAGCCTGATTGGTATGGTTGGAAAACACATGATGACGATGGTAATAAAATTGATAATAAAGATCGTATGCAATATAAATATATTAAAATTATTAAAGAAGGTGCTACAATACCAAGTGAGTCTGATGTAAATGCAAAAATACAAGAAATTAAAGACGCTGATACAGCTGAAGCAAATGCAAAAACATCAGGTAAAGCTAAATTAAAAGCAGGAGAAGCATTAACAGATGCTGAAATAGCAGCATTATTTGGAGCCTAACCCATGGCACTCTCTAAGGTCAACTTTAATAGCATGAATGTAACGCCTTCAGCAAGCAAGGCGGTTAAGTTTAATTCAAGCAACAATGGTCTAGAGACAGGGGATATTGGTGGGAGCTTAGTATTATTATCTACGCAGACTGCTAGTTCTAGTGCTAATATAAGTTTTACTTCAGGAATAGACTCTACTTATAAAGAGTATCAAGTTCATTTTATAGATGTTCATCCTGCTACAGATAATGCTGAATTTACAGTTAATTTTAGAGATGGTGGTAGTGATTTTGATGCAACTAAAACTACAACTTATTTTAGATCTTTTCAAAATGAAGGAGGTAGTGATACAGGAGTTGCCTATAATACAAGCCAAGATTTAGCACAAGGAACAGGGGCTGCTGTTTTAGCAGAAGATATTGGAAATGGTAATGATGAAAGTGTTTCAGGTGTTTTTCATTTATTTGACCCCTCTAGCACAACTTTTGTAAAACATTTTATAAGTAGAGCACAAAGTTATAATGGTAGTAATTATTCAGTTGATTGTTATGTTGGTGGATATGCTAATGTAACAGCTGCTGTAGATGGTGTACAGTTTGCATTTAGTAGTGGCAATATAGACGCTGGAACATTTAAATTATATGGAGTAAAATAGTGGCCCTTACAAAATTTAATTATAATAGTTTTGATCTAACAACTGCAGCTAGCAAAGGTCTTGGATTTAATTCTAGTGCCAATGGTTTTGAAACTGCTGCTGAAGGTAGCATGACTTTAATTAAAACAGTTACAGCATCAAACGATGCAACTATTGATTTTGTTGATGGCACATCTTCTGTAGTTTTAGATAACACATATCCTGTTTATTTATTTAAAATGATTAACGTGCATGGAGTAACAGATGATACTCAATTTAAATTTCAAGGAAACGCATCTGGTGGAAGTGGTTTTAATGAAACTATAACATCTACTTATTTTAAAGGTGGCCAAAATGAAGCTGGTGATTATACTATTCTTGGATATGGTACAGGTTCAGACCAAGCACAAGGAACAGGTTATCAAACTATTTCTGAAAATATGGGTAATGCAAATGATGAATGTGGGTCAGGTGAATTATATTTATTTAATCCAAGTTCTACAACTTTTGTAAAACATTTTTTAGTTAAACTTCAACATCAACAGCACGCATCACAATCTTATCAAAGTTATACAGCAGGATATTTTAATACAACATCTGCAATTGATGAAATTAGTTTTAAATTTGCATCAGGAAATATTGATAGTGGAACAATCAAACTTTACGGAATAAAGGATAGTTAATGGCACTTAATAAATTAAAATTTAATAGTTTAAATGTAACGCCAACAGCAGGTAAAGCAGTTGGATTTAATTCTAGTGCTAATGGATTAGAAGCTACACTTAGTGGTGGTGCTATGACATTCATTAAAAAACTTACTGCTAGTTCATCTAGTACATTATCATTTGTTGATGGGTCTAGTTCAGTTGTTTTAGATAATACTTATAAAGAGTATTTATTTTTATTTAAAAATATACATCAATCAATAGACCAAGCATACTTTCAATTTAACTTTAGCACAGATGGTGGAAGTAATTATAATGTAACCAAAACTACTTCAGCATTTAATGCTTTTCATACTGAATCAGATTCAACTGAATTAGTATATGCAAGTACAACAGATATTGCACAGAGTACAAATTTTGCAAGTCTTTCAATTCTTACAGGAAATGGAGATGATGAAAACCAAAGTGGAGTGTTTCATTTGTTTAATCCTAGTTCCACTACCTTTGTAAAACATTTTATTTCAGATTTACAATGTAATTATAGAGTTGGATTACCAGCTTCAGTAAATTATAAAGTTGCTGGGTATGGAAATACAACATCAGCAATAGATGCAATTCAGTTTAAATTTTCATCTGGTAACATAGATGCAGGAACAATAACATTATACGGAATTAATTAAGGAGAAACAATGTACATAGGAAAAACACCCACAGTAGGTAACTTCCAAGTCTGTGATGCGATATCAGTCGTAAACGGACAGGCAGCCTATACCCTACAAGTAGGGGGCACAAATGTCGCCCCAGAATCAGCTAATCATATGCTGGTGTCACTCAATGGAATTTTACAAAAACCAGGTAGTTCTTTTACTATCTCAGGTTCTACAATGACTTTTGCTAGTAATTTAGCAACAGGAGATGTTATTGACTTCGTTCAAATATTAGGTAATGTGCTCGACATCGGCCAGCCGTCTGATGACACTGTGACTGCTGCTAAATTAAACAATGATATTATCTCAGGACAAACAGCTTTAACAGCTGAACCAGATGATACAGACGAATTCCTTGTCTCAGATGCAGGTACGATAAAAAGAATTGATTATTCATTGATTAAAGGTGGTGGAATTACAATGGCAGATATGTGGAGATTATCTTCTAATCTTACTGCTTCAACTACAGATTCAAATGTAGATGTCACAGCTAACTGGGAAAGAGCAGATACAAATGGATATGGAAATATAGGGTCAGCTATGTCAAATAGTTCTGGTATATTTACTTTTCCATCAACTGGAATATACCAAATTTATCTTCAATATATGTTTGAAACAGGATCTGGAACAGCACCTTTTCATGGTCTTCATCTTTTTACTACAACTGACAACTCAAGTTATAGTGGTGCAACTGAAAATTATATAGGTCTTGCTAATAATTATAATTCAGCATCAGCACAATTTATATTTGATGTTACAAATACATCTACACATAAAATAAAATTTGTATATTATGTTAATGCTTCAACAATACTAAAAGGATCAACTTCTGCACAAATGACAGGATTTACAATAGTAAGATTAGGAGATACATAAAATGAATAGAGATTATTTTCAAGAAGCATTACACACTTTTAATGGTAGCAATTGGTATGGTTGGAAAACACATGATGACAATGGAAATAAAATTCCTAACGACCAACGAATGACTTATGCTAACATTAAAATTATAAAAGATGGTGCAACTATGCCAACTGAAGCAGAAGTAAATGCAAAGATACAAGAATTAAAAGATGCTGAAACAGATAAGACAACCAAAAAAGCATCTGGCAAACAAAAACTTTTAGACTTAGGATTAACTGAAGAAGAAGTTAAAGCATTGATAGGAGTTTAAATGGCTCTTAACTTTGCTAACAATAATTCCTTATCAGCAATAACAACTCTACCAGCATCTATTTCTGGTGGTGCTATGACTTTAATCTCAGAGCAAACTGCATCTAGTTCAGCTAGTATATCTTTTACATCTGGTATAGATTCTACTTATGACAGCTATGTTTTTAAGTTTATAAACATACACCCATCAATTAATAGTATTCAATTTTTATTTAATGGAAGTACAGATGGTGGAAGTAATTACAATGTCACAAAAACAACTACTAATTTTTCAACATTACATAAAGAAGATGATTCATTTACATTTTTAGGTTATCAAACTTCTGCTGATTTAGCACAAAGCACAAATTTTGTAAGAATAAATGCTAATGAAATTGGTGCAGATAATGACCAACATTTGTCTGGAACTTTACAATTATTCAATCCCTCATCTTCGACATTCGTTAAGCATTTTATAGCAGATTCTCAAGTTTCAGAGCAATCAGACCATTCAGAAAGAGTTTTTGTTGCTGGTTATATGAACACAACATCTTCTATTAATGCAGTTCAATTCAAAATGAGTTCTGGCAACATAGATAGTGGAGTAATAAAATTATATGGCATTAGTTAAGTATAACGACAATAGTATAAGTGCAATCTCTAGTGCTGGACAACTAGCAACAGGAAGCCTAGTACCTATTAAAACTTTAACTGCTAGTAGTTCTGCAACATTGTCATTCGTAGATGGAAGTAATGATGTAATCTTGGATAGCACCTATCCTATTTATAAGTTTGAGTTTATTAACTGCCACCCAAGTTCTGATAATGTAGGTTTTAAATTTAATATGAGTGTTGATGGTGGAAGCAATTACAACGTAACTAAAACTTCAACAGTTTTTGCATCTTATCATTATGAAAATGATAGTTCTACTGCTTTAGCTTATGGAAGTTCTGTTGATTTAGCACAATCTACATCTGACCAACAAATATCAGGTGGAACAGGTTCTGATAATGACCAAAGTGCAAATGGAAGTCTAACAATTTTTAATCCTAGTAGTACAACTTTTGTAAAACATTTTTTAGGTTGTGTTCAAACAAGTGGTGGAGATGATAGGTCATTAAAGTATTATTCTGGTGGTTATGGAAATACAACCTCTGCAGTAAATGCTATTATTTTTAAATTTGCTAGTGGCAACATAGATTCTGGCACAATAAAACTTTATGGAATAAAGGATTCATAATATGTCTATCGTTAAATTAAATAATCAAGCTGTAAAAAACGCAACCTCATTTGGTTCTATATCAAGTTTAGGTAGTATGACATTAATTAAAAAACTTACAGCTAGTTCTTCTGCTACTTTATCTTTTGTTGATGGCTCTGATGGTGTGGTGTTAGATAATACTTACAAGGAATATGTATTTACATTTAATAATATTCACACTTCTGGAAATGACATAAAATTCCTTATGCAAGGAAATGCTTCTGGTGGTAGTGGTTATAATGAAACTATAACATCTACATATTTTAGAGCATATCATAATGAAGCGGGTACTTCTTCAGCATTATCTTATGAAGCTGGTCAAGATTTGGCTCAATCAACAAATTTTCATGAACTTATTGATAGTTTAGGAAGTGATAACGACCAAGCCATGTGTGGAAGCATGAAATTATTTAATCCATCATCAACTACATTTGTTAAACATTTTATGAGCAAATGTAATAATGCTCATCAAGGAAATTTTACTTTAAATGTATTTACTGCTGGATATTTTAATACTACTTCAGCTATTGATGAAATACAATTTAAAGCTGGTTCAGGCAACATAGATGCTGGAGATATTTGCCTTTACGGAATTCTATAAAACAATTAATAATTAAGGAGAAACATAATGCCAAGATATCATAATATAAATGGTAACAGAGTACAATTTACAGCAGCTGAAGAGACAGCTAGAGACAATGAAGAAGCGGCTTGGGCTAATGCAGCTCCCGCTAGAGCTTTAGCAGATTTAAGATCTAAAAGAGATCGTCTTTTAGCAGCATCTGATTGGGAAATTACATCGGAACTTGAAAAGGGTAATGCTATATCATCTGATATGAAAGCCTATAGACAAGCTCTCAGAGATTTACCTTCAGGTAAAGATACTGTTGCTAAATGTGAAAACGCTACATGGCCAACTAAACCTTAATGGCTAAAGTAAACTTTATTCATTTTGTACCAAGGCCAAAACCTAAAAAAAGACCAGGAAGACATAGAAAAAATTTAAACAAACGATCAACATTTAAAAAATACAATCGACAAGGAAGATAAACAATGGTAGCAACAGTAGACACAGTAGCATTACAGACAG